AGCCCTAGGCTAGCGATACCATCGTTAGCTGCAACATCGGCAACGCGGTACAACGACAAGAAGAACTGATACCAAGCGCGGTCGATCAACCCTGTGCGTGCGTCAATAAACGGCACACGCGGGGGCGTGATCGGCGTCGGGGTGGCGCTAGGATTAGGCATTGGTAGGACTGATCAAAAGTTCTGCGCCCATCAGCGCTGTCTTTACAGGGTCAGTCATCGACAACTCGTACACCCGATCGCGCAACTGTAGCGTCATACCCAGCCTACGGAACCATACGCGTCGGTAATATTCGCCTATCTTGCCAATCGACGCTGTGCGATAGTTGGACCATGTATGCCCGCCATCATCTGACCAGCGCAGCATGACCTCGGGGTCAGCGCCTTGTACGCCCGCCATTTCTTCTTCGATGAAATATGCGCCGTCTTCAGACACTAAAAAGTAGTCGTTGGTCTCGATAATGTCTGTCGTTAGGTAGATCGACTCTACAGACGTGTCCTCGTCAATCAGCGAATCGCCACCCTCAGACAACAAGAAATAGTTGATGGGTTCTGTGACATCCGTGGTCAGGTAGCTGTCTTGCAAAGGTATGCCGTTCAGACCAACGCCTGACTCGATGTCGATTTGCATCGAATGCTGCGCGGTGCGCTTGAGGTTGTTCTGACCGGTGGGCAGCGCCCGCCACGACCGCAGCCACTTTTGCGTCTGACCGTTATCAGCGTAAGTATTTAAGTCGAGCGCGTAAATATTGCCGTTTTCATAGTCGCCAACGACAATTTTATTGTTGAACGCCATCTGGCAATTGCTACGATGCCGCGTAAACAATCCGTTATCCCAACCAGCACGCTCATGCCATGCGCCTGTAGCGACGTCGTAAACCCAAGTTGCGTTGCCACTAGGAAACGTTAGGACGTAAAAACTATGGCCGTCTTGCTGATAGGTGTAGGCAATCGCGTCGGTTAGTGTGCTGTACTGCTGGATCTGCCATTCGACGGCGTGCGTACTGATGCGCTGTCCGGTGTAGCCGTTAGCGCGGTAGACAATACCTTGCCCACGAGCGTCTGCGCCAAGCCAAAACAGGCCATTATCCATCTTGGCAATCGTGTACGCGGAGATGCACCCAATCTCATTAAACGCGCCTTGGATGCGCTGAAGCGGAAAGTCAGACGACCCTGTGTCGTACCAGACCTCAACCGTTCCTGTACCGTACACCCATACTTCGCGGTGATCGACGATAAGGCCCACCACGCCATCAGGTGAACCTTCTGCGCTAGCAAAGTCAAGCGGGTCGATGGACGTACCATCAAGCAGTTGCGTGACCCAGATGCGCTGGCTGTTAGGCTCGTTAAAGACAAAATAGCCATCAAGATAACCAACCGTCACCGCGCCAGGGAAATCTTCATCCAGTATTTGCGCGAACGTGCTGGTAAGGTTGTTGTAGATGTAGCTTGGCCCGTTAGCCGCAATGAAAACTTGCGTACCGTTATCAGCCATACTGACCGGCCCAGTGCCTGCTATAGCGCCAAGCAGCGTCGGTGCGTAACTGGTTGTGATTTTGTACAGCGAATTGCCGGATACTACAAACGCAACGCTGCTGTCAGACGAGAAAGTCCATAGACCTCTGATCGGTCCTGTACCTATGGTTGCAAGTTTTAACAGCCCAGGGCAGCGCTGAAGAAACGCGGGTTCTTTGCCGCCTTCGGGCACAACTTCCGGAAACAAATTGACCATCCTCGCATCGGCTGCGTTGACGGACCGAGCAACGTAGGACGAGCCTAGGATCGGCGTTTTCATTAGAAGTTGTTAGCGTAGATGTTGTACCGTTGACGCGTTGCAACAATCGGGTATGGGATAGCCATAAGATCGCCGGGGAAGTTGATACGCTTGAGGTTGCGCTTACTTGTCATTGCAATCCGCTGCACTTGAGGTGATGGTTCAACACCAAACTCAGGCGCTAACTCACAGGCTAAGTTGTAGCGAAACGCACGCAGATAGCCTGGCGGGAAATACAGGTCTGTGGCGACGCTTGTGACTTCGTTAAGCGTCTCGACCGAGATGATGTGCCACTCTAGTGCCTTGATGGGTACGGGATAAACAGTAATTTCCATGTCAGGAAACGTATTGTTTATCCACATAACTTGCGGGTACGTTGACGTTACTGTCTTAAACGCGATACCGTCGTACTGCTGTTGGTTAATAATTTTAATGCCAAACGACAACCCAGATGATGGGTCTTTGAAGTATGTCGCGTCATCTACTTCAATCGGTCTGTTACCTACAAAATCACCTGTAGGGCCGATTGTGCGCGACATAGTGTACGCAGGCCATGTAAATACTTGATCCTGTGTGCTGAACACTGACAGACGTTCCGTGTCCCAAGACTGAATCATCTGGTTCATCGCCATGATGGAGTCTTGCATAACAGCCGCAGAAGGTGTTTCACCTTCCGCTAATACGCCAAGGAGTCTAAGCGACCCGTCAATGAGTTCAGCAGCAGTGGTCATAGTTCGGCCTCCTGAGTCCTACGACTGCGACGACGAGGTTGGAGTTCGTTAACAGGCTCAAGTTCGTCTGGCGCAGCATCAACAGTCAAGTTGTTGGGATCGTAATCTTCCCAACCGTTTTCTCTGTCACGGTCAGCTTCCATGTCAGATGTTGCAACTTTAGCACCATGCGAGGTGTGGCGGAGGTAGATAACGGCCATAGTTTAATTGGGGGGCCGAAGCCCCCATACCATTAAGAAGCAACTAAGGGGACGGAGAACCAGTCTGTAGCGTCATACGCCACAAACCAACAGGCAGTTTTAGCAGCCATAGAAAAAGCTGTAGAACCTGCAACGCCGTTAATCTTAGCGCTGCCTGGAGCGTAAACTTTCAATACAGCGTTCGCCGTGTCATCGTTTTTAAGCACGACAAGACGTCCAGCCGTAGGCGCTGGAAGAACAACACCTTTAGTAGCATCTGCACCAGTGACCCAACTAAAAGAAGCTGTAAGAGCTGTTGCGTCTGCGCGAGTAGACCCGGCAGCAGCAGGTTTAGCGACATCAACGCTTACAGACGCGTTGGTTAAGGTGCCACTTGCAATGGTAGAACTGCTAATCGTTGCGCCGGTAATCGTAGTCCCCGCAACTAGTTCAGGGTCGGAGAACGCGACGCCAACTGGTTTGGTATTGGGCATGATTTTATCCTTTTAAAGACAGGGGGCGAACCCCCTATCAATTACGCAATACGGTAAGCCGTCCAAGTACCGGTACCGGTCTTGCGTGCTAGCCATTGCGAAGACGTGTTAGCTGATACCGCAGCGGTACCAACAATCGTCCAACCCGTACCTGCGGTTACGGTCACAGCGTCAGCACTATCAATGTTGACGACTGCAAACGTGAACGCAGCGTTGACTTTAGTTGCCGAAGAAATTTCATCTTCGAGCAACGCAACGGTCGGCAACGTCATAGCACCAGCGGTGCCATCAAACGTGAACAGACCATTAGCCAGTTGCGCGGCGGTGACCGTTGCTGCGCCGGTTAGCGCAGTGGGTGCACCCTGGACAAACAACAAAGCCTCGCCGGTATTACCGTCGTTGTACTGATAGCCACCAGCACCGTTAGGAATTGCCATGATAAATCCTTTCAAAAAATAATTTGGTAGGGGGCCGAAGCCCCCTTATTGATTAGCCCCAGAGACGAACGCCCATTTGAGGACGGATCACGCTGTAGCCGTACAGCACGTCAATACGGCAGGGCATACGGTCGTTGTTGATGTCGTACTGGCGGACAATACGCATCGAAATACCGTTATGAACCTGACGCGACGCCATATCAACGCCTTGCGGCATCATCAGATCGGCGGTAGCAAACGTGATTGCATCTTTGTGGTAGACCAAGTTTTGTGGGTACTGCGATGAAGCTGCACCGACAAACGTTACGGCCTTGCTAGTAGCGGGTAGGCTATCCACGGTAGCTAAAGCGTTAGCTGCCGAATAGATAGGAGCAACAGTGATGTTACCTGCGCCAGAGCCGTTAAGCGTGACGTCAACCGTCGCAACGAACTGGAACAGCGATCCAGTGGACTCGCGTGTCTGTGGGTTAACTGCATAGCAGTCAGCCACGGTAAACACATCGCCAGCCTTAACCGTCGCGCTAGCACCCGCGCCTGTGATGGCGATAGTGGTTGCGCCTTCGCTTGTCACAGCAGCCGAAGTCGTGCCGCCGGTCGCTGTACGCGAGCCAGTGGTGAACTGCTTGATCGACTGAGACATGTTGATTTCGTCAAACCCAAGCACACCCATACCCATCATGCCGTTTTTGAACTGGCGGCTGATCGTATCAGTGGGGTTGAAAAGACCTTTCATGCCTTCAACCAATCCAGCGTTAGCGGCTGGGTTGACTGTGGCGTAACGGGGCGACATGACCGCAGCGTTCTCGTTGAGCTTCTGCTGTGCTTGCAACAAAACCAGCGATGTAGCAGGCGTCGTACCAGGCGTACCAACGGTGTTACCGATGTATTTGTACGAGTTTGCAACGTCAGCGTCGATGCTGGCAGCAAGCTGGCTAATACGAGGCTTAAGCACACGCTCTGCGAAATCGTCCAACTGCAACGTCAATTCAGCAGATGTGAAGTTAACGCCGATGTGCTTTTGCGAAGCAACAGTCAACGTGGTGAACTGCTCGTTGTCGCTTTGAACTTGCAGCGCGGCACCGTCGGTAACCAGAGCGCGGTCCGGGAGGCGAATACGCAAGGTTGAACCAATCTTAGCGCCTTCGACAGCAAAACTGTCGTCGTACTGACGGTTTACGTTACGGGTTAAGACAAGATTATTCTCAAGGATTTCAAGCGCCTTGCGGGTAATCATGTCAATGGTAAGTAGGCTATTTGCCATGACAATTCCTTTTTAAAAAGTTAGCGGACTCGGTTCTGAGCTTCCCATTTCTTAATCTGCCTTTGACGCTCGGCTTCTATCCACTCTGACGTTGACATTTCCTTTATCGAACGTGGGTCAGTCGTGTCTAAAACTCTTGCGTTGCCACCCCGAGGAGTGACAGGCTGAATCGGCGCTGGGGCACTCGACGATTTTTTAACAGGAGGATTTTCACTTAACTTAGCTTCGATCTTCCCAATCTCTTTTGCCTGCAAAAAAGGCGACAACTTGGCAATACGATCAGCTTCTTTTGGATTAGATCCAAGGTAATACGCCACCTCGGGGCCAATATCAGAGGCTTGAATCGTCTCGGCCATCACGGTCGTAATCGGAAGACGAGGGTTGTACGCGACTTGTTCAAAATCTTCGTACTTAGACCGCGCTTCTTCTTCGCGTTCGTGATAGACCTCAAGAACTTCGGCACGCTGTCGTTCTGCTTCACGTCGTGCAAGTAACTCTGCTGCCTTCCGTTCGGCTAGCGCTTCCGCGTAGTCTTCGGTTGTCGCAAAACTATCTTGCGTCGGTAAATCACCAGACGGCATATTGGGCGTTGCGGCCCTCAGCTTCTGCTCTCGTTCCCACTTGCGTTGCTCTCTTGCAAGGCGTTTGCTGATCATCGCATCTATTTCAGCCTGGGTGTAACGCTTTTCCTCAGTCTGTTCCGACGCTTGTTCAGCTGCTTCCGGCGCATTTTGTGCACTTTCCGTGGTGGCCGTCACCTCGGGTGCTGGCGCGGATTCTACTTCCGCTAAGGCTTCTTGAACTTGCTCAGTCATTTTCGTTCCAAAGGAACCCTGGTCTACCGGGCCAGTACGGGTAATTAAACTTAAGTCTGGTGCAATCTTACATTAACTGTCAACTAAAACTTA